ACGAACTGCGTAGAGGCGATCAAGGACAACTTGATCACCTCGAGTCCGGAAGTGATAAGATCACTGCCGGACTCTCCAGAATATAAGAAGCTTATACACTGGGCGTACTCGAAGGCTGCTCATAGCAGCGATCGGGTCACTAAGGAGTGGAAGCGTTTCGCTGCACTCATTAAACACCGGGCTATTCAGTCTTTGACTGATTACCCCGACTTGCCCCAGGATTTTCCTGGGTACGGGTCCACGCAGAACAATCCTGCGAAACTTCCGCCATTTTGGCGGAGGCTCACTCCATGGTTGGTACCAATCATGGAGCGGGGATGTGTAACCAAGGTAGAAGCTACCAGGGTCCAACACTTGGTCACCAGTAGGAATTTTCCTGCTGGTGGCCGTCATACCCGGGAGGAGTCTTTGTATAAGCATGCAAAGACTCTGCACTCTCCCAGTTCCGTGTCCGCAACGCGACAACAAATTATTGCGCGACTTTCTTACCTAATAGGTAAGCAGACAAAGAGATTTTGTGACGAGGCTGGTTATACCAGCCTCGGGCACACGTCGTTGACTTCTAATGCTTCATTAGATTCGACGATAGACGAAGGCGGAAGGGCTGCCGAGGTCGGAATAAAATTCCGAGCTTGGCTATCTTTCGTCCCGGACCAGGAGGTTTTGGAAACCACCTGGTTCGGTAGGCCGTACTGGTTATTACCAGGACGACCTAGATGGCAAACCATGTGCAGGGATTCCCTGTCACATGAGTTGTCCCACGAGGCCGGCGAAAGCGACGACCGCGTGGACCTCGATTTTGATAATTTCAAACTCGAGGATCCGCTGTACGGATTAGACCAGACAACAGGCTATCAGCTGTTGCAGTGGTCAATCGAAGAGGGCCTAAGACAAAAGTTGCTCTTAGGCTCCCCGTACTATAGCGAAAAGGACATGCTTCGCATGTCTGGCTGGTACCCTTCAATAAGGGCATCGGCTATTGGCGAACCCGGCGCAAAGTGCCGGGTTGTCACAGTGGGGGAAGACTGGCTGACAATGTTATTGCAGCCGTGGTCCCACCACGTGATAGGTGCTTTAAGAAACCACCCATCGGCAACCTCAGGTCTTACCCGAGGTTGGCAACTCTATGAGTGGGTGAAGAGGCAGGGAAACTCTGCCCCTCCACCAGCAGGAAAACGCTACTATCTTAGTAGCGATTTAACTACGGCG